TTTGAAAGAACCAGATATTGAATCTGAATTTTATAAAAAGAATATTCGGCATTTCAATGATAAGCGAGGATTTGGTTATTGGGTTTGGAAGAGTTATTTTATAAAAAAGTTCTTGGATAAAGCATCCGATGACGATGTTTTCATGTATGTTGATTCTGGAAATGAAGTGATTGGTGACCTGTCTCCTTTGTATGATTTGTGTAAAAAAGATGAAAAAGGAATTATTTTGTTTGAAAACACAGATGGAGAACCAAATGGTAATGTTTGGAAAAATAATCAATGGACAAAATCTGATTGTTTTAATATCATGGGATTAAAAACAGACGAATATCTGTATGGCAATCAGGTAAATGCATCTTATATTGTTTTTCGTAAAACTGATTTTAGCAAAAAGTTCTTTGATTGTTATCTAGATATTTGTCAGAATTATAATATAATCTCAGACGCACCTAACATAACTGAAAATTTTAATAAAGACTTTCAAGATCATCGTCATGACCAATCTATTCTTTCCTTGCTTTCTATAAGATATAAAATAACTATACATCGAGATCCATCACAATGGGGAAACCATAAAATAAAACCAGAATCACAATATAAACAACTATTTTTTCACCACCGGAGGAAATATTACATATGAAATTCTTAATCATTCAAGAAAACGGAAGACATATCGTCAGCAGGCATTTGCGGGAATGCAATAGTCTTCAAAGGGCACTTTGGTTTCATGGGGAGGAATGTGATGTCTGGGGTTTAGGGCATGATAATTTTGAAAAGAAACCAGACTATAATTCATATGATGTGATTATAAATTTAGAAAATTATGATGTTGGATGGGTACCAGATATTTCAGAATATAACAAACCCATCAAGCTTCTTTGGGCAATCGATAGTCATTGCCAAGGAAAAGATTATTATTTGAATATCTTTAAAAAAGGAAAATACAATAAAATTTTAGAAGCCACAAGATATTTTTTGGACGAAAACAGTGTATGGTTTCCAAACTGTTATGATTCAGATTTTATAACTCCCATTAAAGAAGTTGAAAAAAATACACTTCTTGGGTTTTGTGGAAATTATTGTAATCGTCAGCCTCTTTTTGATGCAATTAAAAATTATTTTCCTGAATTTAAACTGGATATTGATGTGAGGGGTATTCATATGATTTTAGCTATCAATTCATATCAAGTTCTTTTTAACAAAAATATCTTTAATGATATTAATTATAGAAATTTTGAAACCATGGGTTGTGGAACATGTCTTCTTACAAATTACGATGATCAATATAAAGATCTAGGATTTAAAGATAGCGAAAACTTTTTTATGTACCGCTCAATTGAAGAAGCTATTGATAAAATAAACTATTTAAAAGCAAACCCGGCAGTCATTAAAGAAACTTCAGTAAAAGGATATGAGTTTGTAAAGAACAAGCATACATTTAAAACTAGGGCAAAAAGTCTTATCAATTACGTACAGACTCTATGATCATAAAGTCCGAAGAAGGACATGTTTTAACCCATTTGGGATTAGGTGACCAAGTCACATGCAATGGTCTTGTCAGGGAACTATACAAACGACACCCAAAATTGTATGTGTATAGCAAGTTGAAATATTATTATAATATCGAATTCATGTATCGGGATCTGCCTAATCTAAAAGTATTTCCTATAGAAGAAAGCGGAGCACAATATTTTGTTAATTTACACGGAATAAAGAACTTTTACAAATTAGGAATTGGAGCCGCAGATACAGTTGAAAAAAGCTTTTATGCTAAAGCAGGAGTAGATTTTAACAAAAAATGGGAAAGCTTTCATGTGGAAAGAGATCATGAAAGGGAAAATAAATTATACTCAAGTTTTGGATTCCAACCTAATGAATATGTTTTTATTCATGATGATATTGCAAGAAATCAAATAGTTGATACAACTAAAATAGCTGACAAGAATTTAAAAATATTCAGAGTGAAACCCGAATATACAAACAATATATTTGATTATTGTAAAATAATCGAAAATGCAAAAGAAGTTCATGTTATAGAATCTTGCGTCATGTTCATGGTTGATTTGGTTTTTAAAACACTAGATAAACCTTTGTATATGCATAGATATACAAAACCTATAGAACCATGGGAATACCCAACAAACAAATTAAATTGGCACATTTATGAGCAATAAACCCACTCTTGTTTTTGATATTGGTTATAATCAAGGAAATTTTACAAGATGTATTCTGGGAATATATCCAGATGCAAAAATTATAGGAGTTGATGGACATCCCGTTTATAAAGAAATGTTTGATCGGAATCCTTTGCGTAATGTTGAATGTATTCACGGATTGGTCTCAAATGTTTGTAAACAAGATGTTTCTCTTTTCATATGTGATTGCAATCCTGGCATCAATTCAATTAACCCGGATTGGATTGAAAAAATACGACATAATCATTATTTTCAACAAACAAAACGGGAAATAAAAGTAAGATCTACCACTTTGGATAAAATGATAAATGTTTATGGAGTTCCAGATATTATAAAATTAGATATTGAAGGAGCCGAATCCATAGCTCTTAGTGGACTATCGCAAAAATGTGGAACGATTCTTTTAGAATGGAGTGAAGAATTTTTCCAAGATACATTAAAATGTGTTGAAATATTAAGAAAACTCGGTTATAACCTATTTGCAAATGATAGTCATTGGGAAGGAACAAACGAAACAATACAAGAATTCAATCCGGCGTTGGAATATAAAAGCTGGGATGATCTTATTAAAGACGAGGATATTGATCCAGAGCGTAAAAAGCGATGGGGAATGTTATATGCAAAATGAAGGCAGCCGTTTTAGAAGAAATTAATCAACCATTAGTTATCGGTGATGTAGATCTTACTGAAGTAAAATTTGGTCAAGTTCTAGTTAAAATATTGGTAAGTGGGGTTTGTGGTGCACAACTTCAAGAGATTGCTGGTCTTAAAGGAAATGCCAAATTTGTCCCACATCTTTTGGGTCATGAAGGTTGCGGAGTAGTAGAAAGTGTAGGCGAAGGTGTCACTCGTGTTAAACAAGGTGATAAAGTCATTCTTCATTGGAAAAAAGGAGAAGGTATAGAATCTCCGTTTCCAGAATACATCTACAAAGGTAAAAAAATTAGCAGTGGAAAAATCACAACTCTTAGCGAAAAAAGCATAGTATCAGAAAATAGACTTACCGCCATTCCTCAAGACACACCTAATGAATTTTGTGCTTTATTGGGTTGCGGAATGAGCACAGCACTTGGAATCGTGAATTATGATGCGAATATAAAATTCGGAGAAACTGTTTTGGTAATTGGTTGTGGAGGAGTTGGATTGAATATTATCATGGCAGCAAATCTTGCTAGTGCAGGAAACATGTATGGTTTGGATATTTCAAATGAAAAGAAATCCATGGTTGAAGGTCTTGGTGCAAAATTTATAACTGGGTTAAATGAGATTTCTGAAAAAATTGATTGTATCATCGATACATCAGGAAATATGCAAGTGATTTCAGATTATCTGCCTCTGCTTTCAGCAAGGGGAAGATGCATTATTGTTAGTCAACCTAGCAAACACAACTGCCTAGAAATAAAAAATCCAGCCAATTTTTTTGCAGGAAATGGTCAAATTATACGTTCCACACAAGGTGGAAACGTAAACCCAACAGATGATTTTCCCCGATATGTAAATTTATACAAAAAAGGGAAGATTAACTTTGAAAATTTAATAACACACAAGTTTGGATTGGATGATGTGAATACAGCAATAGATTTAGTAAAGAATGGAAAAGCAGGTAGAATTATGATTTACCCCTGATAAAATAGTTTTTATGCTTACAAAAGATGATTTATTAAATTTTGAAAACCGTATAGCGGATCTTTACAGGGACTCTCAGCTTCCTTTCCTGTTTCATTTGTCAGGAGGAAACGAGGAACAATTGCTGGATATTTTCAAAGAAATCAAAGAAGGTGATTATGTATTGGCTACTCACCGAAATCATTATCATGCACTTTTACATGGAGTTCCTGCAGATGTGTTGGAAGATCGTATTAAAAATGGAAGGAGCATGTTCATTTATGATCGTAAGCGTAACTTCTTTACTTCAGCAATTATCGGTGGAACTGCTGCAATTGCAGCAGGAATTGCTTTGGCTCTTAAAAGAAAAGGATCCAAACAGAAGGTATGGTGTTTTGTAGGGGATGGAACCGAGGATTCTGGTCATCTTTTTGAAGCAGCCCGTTATGTTCATGGTTTTGATTTGCCTTGTACATTTGTAGTTGAAGATAACAATCGTTCTGTAAACACAGATAAAACAGAGCGTTGGGGCAAAGCTCTTGATCCAACCTTCTTTCCTTGTGTTAGAAAATATTATTATAATATTACATGGCCCCATGCCAGAACAGAAGATATGATTAATTTGGGTAAGACTAAGACAAAGACTCATGATGATTATTTTCCGCCCCTTCCAAAAGAGGTTCTTCCTTCAGTTGATATAACAGAAGACATCAAGTTCAAGGATGCCATCAATCAAATGATGACAGAAATTGGAAAAATGAATTCTGTGTTTATTGGATACAATGTGACCAATGGTGATGCCATGGGAACATTAAAAAATGTCGATAAATCACAAAAGATTGAAACTCCAGTAGCAGAAAATCTTATGACTGGTCTTGGAATTGGCATGTCATTTGAAGGATTCAAACCTGTTATCTATTATGAGCGGCATGATTTCATGATGGTAGCTGCCGATGCCATTGTGAATCATGTGAATCATATTGAAAGAATTTCCCATGGAGAATATCAAGTTCCAGTGATTCTTCGATCTGTGGTTGCAGATTCTGGACCTTTTTATTCTGGTCCTACACATTCACAGGATTTCACCGAAGGATTCAGAAACATGGTAGATTTCCCCATTTATGTGCCCACAAACGGTAAAGAAGCCATAGTTGCATATAAAAATGCTATGATTTCTAACCGTCCCAGCATGATTGTGGAAAAGAAAAGCTGTTTTTGAAATGAATGAACAAAGATATTCTCATCATCGGTGAAAGTTGTAGGGACATTTTTGTTTATTGTGATTGTACTCGTTTGTGTCCCGATATTCCTGTTCCGGCGTTAAAAGTTCTTCATCAAAAAGAAAATGAAGGAATGGCAAAAAATGTCCAGAGAAATATTGTATCTTTGGGTGGCGATTGTGATATTATCACAAATACAAATTGGCCATATGTTACTAAAACAAGATATGTACACGGACCAACCAATCACATGTTCATGCGAGTTGATACTGACCACAACATCGACAGAGTAGATGCTACTTTACTTAGATATGATTATAAGTTGATTGTTATTTCTGATTACAACAAGGGATTTTTAAAAGAAAGTGATATTGAAAGCATATGCTTTTGGCATCCAAATGTTTTTATTGACACAAAAAAGAAACTTGGTTCATGGGCAAATAAAGCAAAATTTATAAAAATAAACAATTATGAATATGAAAGAAGCAAAGAAACCATAACTCCAGAGTTGGAAAAGAGGATCATACGCACAAAAGGAGGAGATGGTTGTATTTATAATGGAAAAGTATATCCTACAAAAAGAATCGAAGTAAAAGACACCTCTGGATGCGGAGATACGTTCCTATCAGGACTAGTTGTGGAATATATCAAATCAAATGATATTGAAAAATCCATAGAATTTGCAAATATTTGTGCTTCAGAAGTGGCCCAACACCAGGGAGTGACAACACCTAATTTATGAGCCAAATCAAATTGGTTATATTTGATCTGGACGGTGTTCTTGTGGATTCAAGAGAACTACATTTCTTGTCACTTAATAAATCTTTGGAGCAAATTGATACAAAATATATAATATCAAAAGAAGAGCATCTTTCCACATATGATGGTCTTAGCACAACTAAAAAGCTGAATATTCTTTCTGAGAAAAAGAATCTACCCATCGAACTGCATAAAAAAATATGGCAATTAAAGCAAAAATATACAACAGAAATTATAAACAATTTCAAAGAAGATGAACGCATAAAGGATATTTTATTTAAAATAAAAAAAGATGGTAAGAAAATATGCTGTTGCACCAATTCAATAAGAGAAACAGCCAAGATTCAGCTTTTAAGAAAAGGTTTTTTTGAATATATTGATTATTTGTTTTCAAATGAAGACGTAAACAATCCAAAACCTAGTGCAGAAATGTATCTAAGGGCTATGCTGGCGTGTCATGCAAGTCCGGATGAAACTGTTATCATTGAAGATTCACACATAGGAAGAAAAGCAGCACAAAGATCTGGAGCATATCTTTTTCCAGTAAAAAATAGTTCTGATCTCAATTATGATAAATTAAAAGAATTCATTAACCGAAAGGAAACACATATGATTAAACCAAAATGGCAAGGTCGAGGAGATGTTAGGGTTCTGATTCCAATGGCAGGAGCAGGATCCAGATTTGAAAAAGCAGGCTATACATTCCCAAAACCTCTTATTGAGGTGCGAGGAAAGCCCATGATTCAGGTTGTTATTGAAAACTTGAATATTGATGCAGAACATGTTTTCATAGTACAAAAGGAACATTATGAAAAATATAATTTAAAAAATCTTTTAAATATAATATCTCCTAATTGTAAGATTGTACAAACAGAAGGAATCACTGAGGGTGCTGCTTGTACCACTCTTCTCGCTAAAGAGTATTTTAACGATGATAAAAGCCTCATTATAGCCAATTCTGATCAGTTTATTGAATGGGACAGCAACGAATTCATGTATTCTATGATTGCAGATGATATTGATGCAGGAATACTGACTTTTAATTCTACCCATCCTAAATGGAGTTATGCCAAGGTGAATGATGATGGATTTGTTTGTGAAGTGGCCGAGAAAAATCCAATCAGTAATATTGCAACTGTGGGTGTTTATTATTGGAAAAAAGGTTCTGATTATGTCAAATATGCAGAACAAATGATACATAAAAATATCCGGGTCAATAATGAATTTTATGTTTGTCCGGTATTCAACCAGGCAATAGAAGACAATAAAAAGATAAAAGTATTCAATATTGAAAAGATGTGGGGATTGGGCACACCTGAAGATTTGGATTATTATCTTAAAAATCGTCCAGAATGATTCTTATATCGCATCGAGGTAATCTAAACGGAAAGAATTCCGAAACGGAAAACAATCCGCATGTTATCGATAATGTATTAAAAAATGGATATGATTGTGAAATAGACGTTCATACAATAGAAGGAATCGTTCATCTTGGCCATGACAATCCGGTTTATCCTGTGGGATTAAATTGGCTTAAAGAGAGAAAAGAACATGTTTGGGTGCATTGCAAAGACGTTGCTTCAATAGAATTAATGCAGAAACACAAAGAGCTTAATTATTTTTGGCATGAAAATGATACCATGACTCTTACAAGCCATGGATATATTTGGGTTTATCCCGGAAAACAACCTGTTAAAAACAGTATTTCAGTAATGCCCGAGCTTAATAATGATTTTGTTTCAGGATGCGCTGGTATTTGTTCAGATATTATAGAAAATTACAAAACTTTAGATTTCTTGTAATCTTCCCACATCTTCAGATTCTTATCAAGTTCGTGGTACATGGCCCATCCTAGCTTTTCCACAACATAACGGGTACCATGATTTCCCGGAACTGGATCACGTTCTGGAATCATGTAATACTTTCCGCTTTGTTTTGCAAGATCGGCAATACACCTTTCGATTGAGTAATCAACCTTTTCAATATAATGAATGGCCCATTTTGTGAATTTATGCATGAAATGAAAATCGTTTTCTCTGGCAAAGAAAACATCTGTGCTGAACCACGGATCACCAGTCCAACGACATCCCGCATAAACATAATCCTTTTCTTCCATCAATTTAAGAATATCCAAAACCTTTTCTTCATCAAGAAGCCAGCTATCTACACTCAATTTGATCCAATTCTTAACTCCATTGTCTTTTAAATGGTTATAACCACCAATCATCATGTCGGTGTCCCCTTCAATATGACCACGATTTCCACAACGAAAATCACAAACCTCATCTTGGTTTACTCCATTATAACAATAAGCAATATGGGGCTTGATTATTTTGTAAGAATTAATGATTTCTTTCAAATATGGCCAATAATTTTCCCGGTTATAACAAGTAACAATAAAGTTTACATCCATGAATCTAATTAAGCATTTGTTTTTATAATTCAACTATTGTTGAAAAATTATTTTTAACCGTAAGATAAGAATATGACACCCGAACAAATGCAGGATCAAGTCCGGCATGCAACCCGAAGCAGGATGCGATATGTTTATCAATTTGTTAATAGGGAGTTTTTTAAAATAAATGTCCCAGAAACCAAAACAAACCTTAAAATTGCTGTTCTTTTATCAGGTGGACTACGGAATTTTGGGATAACTCAGGAATGGGCCAACAAATTCATGATCGATCCAATCAAAGCAGATGTTTTTGTTCATGGATGGTGTAGCAAAGATGGTATTGAAAAAGATTCAGAAACTGTCATGGGATATCACAATATTAGAGCATTTAACATTCAGGATCGTAGCAAAATCAAGATACCGGTTCCGGAAGTGATGCACCACAAGTATCCAGTTCATGTAAGTCATGGTTGGGGAATGGAAGTGGCCGATCATGTTTTGGGACAACTTTATAATATAAAAGGATGTTATGATCTTATTGAAGAATATGAAAAGAAGAATAGTTTTCAGTATGATGTGATTGTGCGAGGAAGACCAGATGAATTTTGGTTTGATTGTCTTCAGGATGCTGATTTGGAGTTTGTGGCAAAACAGAATGTATTATTAACACCTCAACATTATCTTTCTACGGTATCTCGGGATGGAAAATTAAATGACCGATTTGCCATGGGCAATCATGAAGTGATGCGCAGATATTGTGAGATGTTTCATTTTGTGGAAGACTATGCAAAGCTAGCAGGAAATGATGAATCTACCGAGTTTTATGTGGATCATCATGTAAGAAATACCATGAGGGACATTCCTATGCATAATATTGATGCCACATTCATGCTGGAATATCCTGGGGATTATCCCATGGAACGAGGATTCAATCCAACAAACATGCGACACTTGGAACAGAATGACAGCAACGTGGCAATAGCAGCAGCAGATAATATTAAAAAAAGCGCAGGGTGAACGTATCTTTTTTTCAAACATACGGTGATCGTTTGCCTTTGCTTAAGATAAGGGCAGAGGATAGGTATTTTCAGGACTTCATTTCTAATTTTGATATGAACATCATATCGCTTCATAACCCTTCTGATGAGGTTAAAAATTATGTTTTGAACAACAAGATACTAAAGAATTCCACTTTATTTGTTTTTAGTAATAATACCTATTGCGATTGTATTCGTTACCTGATGAATTTTCTGGAAAGCAAACAAATTAACAAATTTTTCTTTTATCAGGACGATACTTTTTCTTATGAAGCAACAGAACAAAACCGTGATGATTTGAAAAATATGGTTTTCAATACCGATTATGAAATGATCAATCTTTCATACAAAATCGAATATCTTGTGGAAAAGGGTAAATGGACCGAGAAGCATAGAAATGTGTTATATAAAACAGAATCATTTAAACTTTATGATACAGACACCTTTGACTTTCGGGACAGTGGACTTTGGGGTTTTGATGATTCCTGTTTTGTTTGTTCCCATCAAAGATTGCGTGAAATTTTTGATAGCAATTATTTCAATTATCCTGACATATGGAATGCTGAACATTATCTTAAACATAAATTTGAAAATAATAGAGCAAGTCGATACATAACAGACACTTCTTTTTTTATAAATTATAACATTTTGGGAAGAAATACAGAAGCCAGAAACTTAGAACGCTTGAAAGATAAAGTTAAAATATCAGATAACTCTTTACAATTGCTAACTGATTATTATAATAGCCGTCGATGAAAACTGAAAAAGCATTAGGGTTTGAAGATGTGGTTTTAATTCCAAAGTATAGTGAATTGGAAACCCGAAAAGGTGCAGATACAAAGGTTTGTATTGGAAATAATGTTTTTAAGTTGCCTGTAAGCCCTTCAAATATGGTTTGCACCATCAATGAAGACTTGGGAAAGCTACTGTCTGAAAATATGTATTTTTATGTGATGCACAGATTTGGAGATACACTTGGTTTTGTGAAAAGGGCAAATGAGGAAAATTGGAAGTTCATCTCTATTTCGGTAGGTGTAAGAGAAAAGTGTGATAAAATTCTTGATCAGTTAAAAGAACAGAATCTTAAAGTGGATTCTATTCTTATTGATGTGGCACATGGACATCATCTGCTAGTAAAAGAAGCTATAAAAAAGATTAAAAGAGATTTTCCTGATACATTCGTTATTGCAGGAAACGTAACAACAAAAGAAGGAACACAAGATCTAAAAGATTGGGGTGCGGATATGGTAAAGGTTGCGATTGGAACAGGAAAAGCTTGTATAACCAAAGATAAAACAGGATTTACTCTTCCTGTTTTCACTTGTATACAGGAATGTGCAGAAATAGACATACCAATTATGGCGGATGGTGGTGTTCGTTGTCATGGAGACATAGCCAAAAGCATTGTGGCAGGTTCGACCATCAATATGATAGGAAGCATGTTTGCTGCATGCTCAGATAGTCCAGCCGATACAATTGTTGAATATCCTGTTACAGATTCAAAAAGTGATCCAGAATTCAAAAAATTTAATATATATAAAAAATATTTTGGTTCTGCCAGTTATGAGAATAAAGTTATCAATAATCTTTCTGTTGAAAACATAGAAGGCACAACCATTTTAGTTGAAGAAAATGGAAAAACCTATTTGCAAATGCTTTCAGAAATAGAACAGGATTTGCAGAGTAGCATTTCCTATTCAGGAGGGTATAATATTACTGACCTGTCTCATACAAACTATAGAATCATATGATACTACCAAAACAAAATTTTAATGTCGAAATAATCAACAAAAGGTTTGTGCATTCCTATTTCAGAGACAAAGCACTTCCTAGTGGAAATGTTATTGTTTTCACAGGTACTGTAAATCCAGGTAAAGGATATGACTTTTCTCAATTTGGAATTGATGAAATGCAGGAAGCATTGAATATTGTTTATGAGAATCCTCTTGTTCATGATTCGGTATCTGGTGCGTTATTTTCACATTTCTTGGTCAGTTCAATAGCCAACGTGCTTTCCCAGGAATTTCTAAAGATTCCTTTAGCCGTGAATATGGATAACATTATTGTGAATAGGGAATTTAAACGAAAAGGGCTTATTCAAAATCAAGGTGTTTTGAATATTGCAAGATACAGAATTTTGAATGGTTGTGGTTTGGGTCACATAGCATTGTGTAATATTGCTGGGGAAAATTCTCCTGCATATACATATGAAATGAATTTAAATGAAGAACAGATGAATAAGCTTTCCCAAACAATTGTGGATATGTTCTATAAGATAACAGATTCTGTATTTTTAAAATCCACAGCATGTTAAATTTCTTTCAGTACATAAACAACATTCTTTTCAGTAAAAACAAAAATAATGTTGGGAAGGAACATTGTAGTGATAATTTGGGCAGCTTTATGCTCAATAGATGGATTAGTTTTTATGATAAAGAAGCATGTCAAATTGTTAATCAAATAACCAATAAACAACATTTAACTGAAGACTTTGATTTATTATCAAAAATATTATTTGTATTTTTGCCAAAAAAATCTTATAGAAAAATCAACTATCTAAGCAAAAGTAAAGACAAAGAGAAAAAGCAAAATCCTATTAAAATTTTGACAAAAAATATGGAAATGGGCACACGAGATGCTGAACTTATACTGAAAACAGTAAATTCAAAAGATTTAGAAAATTTATTGCAAATTTATTCTGATTCATAATTACTACTGTGAATATAGATAAAATTCCAGTAAGCAAAAGCATAATTGATTTAAGCAGTCATTCCGGAAGTTCATTTGATAGTATTTTTACAGGATACAATCTTGAAAAAATATTGGATGATGTGATTTTAGCAGAATTTACAGATTTGGCTGGTGAAAAGGATGAAATTGTAAGAAATGGTATTATTGTAAAAACAAATGCCATGACAAATGCTTGGCGTTTGGCAAAAGTCATTCTTCTTGGTCCTAATTGTAAGCTTGTTAAAAAGAATGATATTATCATGTTCCCAAATAACATGGGCGTACAAATCAATAAAATTGATGTGGTTGATCACGGCTTGGTTAAGCATGGTCTTTTCATAAACGAACAAAGAATTTTTGGCGTATGCCAACCCCGAAAAAATGAAAATAGCATTACAAGCTCTAAAAACAATTCTAGAAAACAACGTCGCTGAAATCCGATTTGCACGGAGACGGCCAAAAGCCGGTCATCCCGCAGAACGAAGAATGATTTGCAGCAACGATAAAAGGTTTCTGAATAGTCCAGCCGGAAGAATCACACTTAATTTCAGACCTATAAGCGTAAGCAAGCCTGTTCCATATTTTAACCGAACTGCAAAAAACATTTTAAATGTTTGGGATATCATTATGCAGGATTATCGGAACATTAGTATGGATGATTGTGATCTGATTCAAATTATTCCTTCTGACAAGTTTTGGGATTTCTTTGAGAAGAAGCTAGCAGTTCTTTCGGCGGGTGAAAAAATGAGGTATATGGATACATGAAACTTCCTGAAGATATCGAAAAAACTATTTTGGATTATCTTCAGAAAAAAGTTGTTTTTATTTCAGAGAACAAACAATATCGGGAGGGAAGACTGCTTCTTTTTTCGGTAAAAGACTTTTACCTGAACTTCACTATAACCTGTGACAGAAAAGAACGTAAGATTTTTGAAATACCTTATCCTTTTGAATTTCGTGTTAAAAAGAATCATTTGGAATTTGATTTTCATTTAAACAACCTTTCTAAAGGTATGCATAGCATTTCATCTGTTTTGAAAACACTACCGATTCCAAAGAAGAAAAAATATTATAATATAAATATGGTTCTAAGTGCTTTATCTTAAAGTAAATACTTTAAGGTACACTTATGCTGCAACAATCGTATCACTTTGAAGTAAAAGACCTTATAGCATCCTTTATAGATGCTTTTGACGGCACAGTTATCAAAAGATTCAATCAAAATCGGGATGCTGAAAAAGAAGTCAAGGTTCGTTATCTTTATGCCCCAAAACAAAGGGTATTGTTTGATATTGTAACTCCTGGTCAAAATCTTACACTTCCTGTTGTATCCGTAACAATCACAGGTCTTAATCGGGATGAAAGCAGAGTTTTTAATAAAATTGCAGGTTTTTATGTTCCACAAGGTGATGCGGATAGTAAACGAAAAGAGAAAACAACTTTTTTCAGAACTCCTGTTCCTATTGATATTGGAATTAATATGTCAATTCTTACAAGATATCAAAGCGATATGGATCAGATTTTGAGTAATTTTATTCCTTTTAACAATCCTTATATCATTCTTTCTTGGCAGATACCATCTTCATATGATTTGGGTGTTATTCAGGAAATAAGAAGCGAAGTATTGTGGAGTGGTAATGTTAATCTTCAATATCCTGTAGAACAAGACCCCACAGCAAAAGCATTAATTGTGGCGGACACAAGCTTCACAATAAAAGGTTGGATCTTTCCACAAGAAACAGATCCAGTCAAAAATATATTTTACATCAATACGTATATTACAGCTTCTTCTTCCAAAGCATTGCTTGAATATGATAATTATTATGCTCTAAAATCCGAGGCATATACATTAAATTCACCTCAAAGTGCATTCTATAACACTGACGTAATCAGTCTAAGTGCAAATCCGAAATTTGTAGGACCGGTAAGTGTAACGATTGATTAATATATGATTAAAAGATTTTATCCCGAATTAAATCAGGAACCTACACTTACAATAACTCAAGGTTCTAGTGCAGCGATTTTTACATTTCAAGGAGACATGTTTAATTACAAAACAGGAAATGGACTTTATCTTTCAGCAAATGTAACAAATCCTATACTTTCTAGTTATAATTTTTATTCAAATATAAAAAGTATTAGTGCAAAATTCCCGGCATTCAAAGGATACCCAATAACCAGTTATGAGGTTTTAAATAATAATATATTAAGATTCAGAATGCCTAGTGTTTATCTGGGAAATTGTAAAATTGATTTTGTTTTTGCAAATGACGCAGGTTACGCACTGGCTAGTCAAAGCAGCCGATTTACATATGTGCAAATGATATCTGCAAGTGAGAATGTTTCTGTTTTAACCTATTTGTTTAATTATCTAACATATACAGGCAGTAATCTGGCTTATAATCCTTAGTTTATACAAATATTTGTAAAATAATATTTAGCATTGAAAATTTACCTGATTTTATAAATAAATAATATGGCTCAACCGGATTACTCATCCACAAATGATCGTGGATCAACAACTTTTGGTCGTGGGTTGCAAAAGTTTATAAGTGAACGTCTTCCATACAACAATTATTCTGTTGTTGATGTTTTGTCCCAACTAAATCCTAAGTTCTCTCTTTTTCAAGATACTGGAAGTCGTCGTACAGAAGCAATTGCCAAACATAGTATAAGCAGTAGCACAAGCGTAAATGAAACTAGCATTGGAGCAATTGCAAGTGATAACAGTTTATCAACTTATTTGTATGCAAATATACAATCAGATAAAGCAGCAAGAATCCGAGATTATAGAACGATGGCAGCTTTTTCAGAAGTTGCAGATGCATTGGATGAAATTTGTGATGAAGTTATAAATGTCGATGAAGAAGGAAGAATTGTAAAGCTGCGTTTTCATGATTCTGAATTGACAGATATTCAGAGAGAAGAAATTGAAAAGGAATTTCGTCGTTATATTAATCTTTTTGAATTAGAGCATAGGGGATGGGAATATTTCCGTCATTTGCTTGTGGATGCAGAAATTTATTTCGAGCATATCATTCATAGAGATTATCCCCAAGAAGGTATTCTTGGTGTTGTCAGTATTCCTCCGGAGTTGATAGATCCTGTTTTTGGAAATGTGCAGAATCTTTTGGTTAAAGGATATGTTCTCAGAAAGCCAATATTCGACAAAACAAATCCAACTAAGGTTGTGGATTATCAAATCGTTCCTTTGGATAAGAATCAGGTAACTTATATTAATAGCGGAATATGGAATGAAAACAAAACAGTTCGTCTTCCTTTTCTTGAAAATGCACGTCGAGCTTATCGCCAGCTTTCATTGATTGAAGATAGTATTGTAATTTATCGTTTGGTTCGTGCTCCAGAAAAGCTTGTTTTTAATGTGGATGTTGGAAACATGAGTCCGGCCAAAGCAGAAGGATACATGCGTCGTCTCATGCAACAGTATTGGAATCGCAAAACGTTTGATTCCAGTCAAGATGCAACAGTACAGAAATTCAATCCACAAAGCATGTTGGATAGTTTTTGGTTTGCCAAGCGCACTGGTCAAGAAGGAACCAATGTAACACAACTACAAGGTGGTCAGAATCTGGGTGAATTGAATGACTTAATGTACTTCATGAAAAAGTTGTACAGAAGTTTGAAAGTTCCTTCTTCTCGTTTGAATCCAGAAGACACATATAAGGATGGAACAGAAATTCTTCGGGAAGAACTTAAATTTTCCAAATTTATCATTCGTCAACAGCTTCGTTTTGCTGATGGTCTTAAGAATGGATTTATCACAAATCTTAAACTAAAAAGAATGTGGAGTGAGTATGGTTTGAAAGAGAATCATATTGATCTTACTTTTAATGTTCCCTCTAATTTTTATGAAATGCGTGAATTGCAAAAAATGCAGATGCGTACAGAAGGATTCAATAATATCACTAATAATGACAGTATTAGCAAGATTTACATGCAAAAGAAGATTTTGGGATGGACTGACCGTATGGTTCTTGCCAATCGTGAATTCCTTCGTAAAGATGCTGAACTCAAGTGGGAGATTGATCAAATCTCAGGAGCAGGTCCAGATTGGCGTAAACAGTTTGAAAGTGGTGAAAAGCAGCCAAAAGCAGGTGGAGGAGCGGAAACCCCTCCTGAATTTGGCCCAACACCAGGAGGACCCACACCAGCCCCTGAAGCCCCTGAAGCCGGTGGGGAAGCTCCTCCAGAAGCACCTGAAGCTCCAGAAACACCTGAAACAACAGGTGGAGAAACACCAACCCCTGCATAAATAATATTATGTCAATTGTAAGCAAAGATGCACTATACGATTCGTTTTCAGCAGGTCATACACCTTCTTCTAATGATTTTAAAAATTTAATTGATAGCACATATGGTTTTCCGACAAGTGCTTCTAATTACACAACTGGTCTAACTATTAGCCAAGGTTCTACCGGATTGCCTGTTTTGATCAATGGAGCAACATATTATATTCCTTTATTCAATACTACCCAAACATCACCTGCTACTGCCGATCAAAGTGCTTATACGAGCACTGTAAGAATTACATATCCTAATGCTGTTTTGGCAGAAACATTTGGAAGTAGATGTGCCACATTTATTCAAACTCTTTGTGGTTATACACCAGATGATGTTGTCACAGCTGCTTGTATATGTTCTGATGATAAAAATGCACCTATTTTCCCGAATAATACATTTGGTCAATATCCAGAATCTCTACAAAAATTTAGCGGTCCTTTCTTTGCAGGAGGAATAGGTGGTTATCCTTTCCCTGGAATTGTTGGTCTTTTTGCTTGGATGAGCCACGTAACAGAAACTGGTGCATTGTTCATATACGTGCATCCTCATATTGGAATCACCAAGAGCGGTCAAGTTGGATTCATGAAACGCAGAGGTCAGGGTGGAAATCTGAGTCAAACATGCGGAGCTGTCAATGCAGCCCAAGCCAGAATCGTTGGTCCTTTGAGTGCAACCGCACCAACATTCCCTAGTGCAGAATTTACTATTAATGATTATCAACAATATACACTCGTTAATGCACTTTGGAGCAATACTACAGTAAGAAATGCACTTACAGCAGCTTCTCCTGTTCAAGGCGGAACATATGCTCAAAGAATGAAGATAGCTACAAATGCAATTCTTAATGCTGCATTAAGTGCAGTTGAAACAATATTGCCAATTTCATATAACGCATTTTTCCAAGGAGAAAATAGCAAAGACGTTTTTGTACACGCCGGTACATTCATTAATGTAGATGATGGTTATAATGCTTATGTTGATACAATAGCATTTAAAAAATATAACCCAGTAACTCAAACATTTACGACTCTGACTAACTCATTTACTGCTGGTTTTTAATTATAAGTTTATGGATATTGTAAAGGAATATCATATTATCAATCAGTTTTTTTTGATGGAACAACCTTGTCCTAGTGAAATTCAGAATTGCCAATCGTTAAGAAACAATTATATCACGGCCAATGCCAATTTGAAAAAGCAAGGTGGATGTTATCCTTGCATGCATAATAATTTAAGAACCAACACCATTCAAGCAATCAAAAAAAATCTTGTTTTGGAAAATGCTGCTTGAATCAATTTTTCTTGCGGGTTTGATTGTTGAAACCCTTTTGGTTATATGGTTTAAAAGTCCTATTCAGGAACATTTTCAAATTTTCACAAAGATTCCTTTGCAGGATTATCTTTCATTAAAATATCCATTGCTGGCAAAACTAAACGGTTGCCATATATGCATTAGTTTTTGGTTGAGTTTATTTATTGCCGGATTTATTTTTAATCTGGGATTGTTTTTTCTTTGCATCCCTGGAACTCTTTACCTTATCAACCGTAAAGTTTTCTGAGACGTTTATAAATTTTAACGTAACGTTTTTCGTATTTTCTGGCATCAATTTCAATCTTGCTGTTGTAATACTCTTTTGTTATTTCATTCATGTCTTTTAAGCTATATTCATTCATATCCATTTGGTAAATTCTGTGTTGTTGAAAATGCCTTAATTCATGCAGTAGATCTCGTAAAAAATTACGTCGTTTTTTATTAAAGTGACAATTATCAATTGAATATGTTTGAATGCGTATCAAACAATGCACATAACACGAATTCTTAAGGTTGCCATGAGTATCGAAAAATAATCGTTTAGAACGTATTTTTTTCTTTATACCTTTGAAAAGGTTTAATATCTCTTTTCTTAAAAAACCATCATCAATCTTAAGTTCGCTTAGTAACCTGTTGAACCTACGAGTAAAACAAAGTTTTAAACTCATTTTATATAATATTTATATTACTAAATAATAAGGATGAAGCTTGCACAGGACTATAAAAATATTGCATCATTGTATACAGGAAATAGGCATATTCAAGAGAATTTTGCAAAAATTGATGCTTATTTAAGCCTATTTTGTGAAAAAAGACCTGTTCTTTTCCTTAAGCAAGTACATGGCAATCGGTATGTTTATGAATGGAAAAGTAATAGCATGTTTTTAAATGGCTTTTCTCCTTGTTTGATAATTGAAGCAATAGCTGATAAAAACATGGGACGAAGCATTAATTTACAAAATAAAAATATTTTGCAAACAAATGTATATGGCAATTTTATTCTGACAGAAAATAATATATTAAATAAAAAAACTGGTATTGAGCATCTGGGTAGTTTCTAATGAGACAAACATTGTTGCAGCTTGAACCGCCAATATGGGTTCAAGCTAAAGAACATGGTGAAGGTCGTGCAATAGTACTGATTGATTATGGTCTAGACCATTCTCCTATGTTTATTGTTCAGCTAAATGACGGAAGATTTCGTTGCTTTAATATTGAAGATTGTGTTGGCTGTGAGAATTTTACATTACATATTAAGCGTCCTTCCCAGCTTTAAAAATTCAAACAAGGTTGTAAATAGTTTTATGAATGAAAAGTACACTGTAAAGATCATTAACAATGAAAAGAAACAGATTCATACTCAAGACGTGAGTGCGTTGGATGCTCATGAAGCCCACAAAAGTATTTTTGAAAAAATAAATTGTTATACGGATGAAATCCTGGAAATAACAGACCAAGAAGGAAATAGTGTATATAATTTGAAAAATGGTTTTATTAATTAAAGCCATTTTTACTAAATATTTGCATGGCATATTTACCAGCAAATGTAGTCAGATATTACCAAACGTTTGAAGAAGGAAAGTTTAAAGAGCTAGCAAGTAGCACTGCTTTTCCTCCTGTAACATCTTACAAGCAAAATATACTAAATTCGTCACTAAACCCCAGCGTTTGTGCCAATCCTGCATTTATAGACATTCAGCCATATGTTTATAATCGATATGCCGTTGTAACAACTCCAGCGGGATTCACAAAAGCTATTCCCATCACTGTAAACACTGTTCTGGATCCGGTTTCAGCAGGAGCCAATGTGTTTGTGGGTTCCAGCAAAGCATATGATTTTTATATTGGAGGACAATGGATAAGTTTTGGAACAGTTCCTGTTGGTATTCTTCCCATCAATGCAAATGGTGCAAGAGTAACAGCAGGTGGAGCTGCTCCTTCTTCTGGTGATATTACATTCCTTTCGTGAAGCAGAATTGGTTCAAGCCTTCGCTTCTTGGAAGCATATTCATTCTTGCAGGTAGTGCTGCATTCTTTTCTGTTTATGGAATGGCACATCTTTTCAAAAGCCAGTTCATAAGCATTATTATTTTGGGATTAGGTCTTGAAGCAGCTAAGTTTACAGCAACTGTAGGACTTCATAATCTTTGGGGAAATCTTAACAAATTCTTAAAAACGTACTTGTTTGCAGGAGTGGTTGCTCTTTCAATTATTACAAGTCTTGGAATTTATGGGTTTCTTAGTTCAGCTTATACTGTCAGTAAAGCAGAATACAGTATTGATGAAGGAAAAATAATAAATCTGGAAAGTATAAAAAGCAAGAAAAAGGAAATGCTTGTTCAATACGATGATCGTCTTAAAAAATTAAATGATAGCAAAAAAGAACAAGAACTGCGTTTGAATGATGCTGTAAAAAGCACCACAATGGTAGAAGGAAAAGATCGGGATGGTGAAAAGATTGTTTATAACGATAAAAAAGCCCAACAAACAAAAGACAAAATGATCCAGATTTCATCAGATGCAATTCAAAATGCAAATAATGAATATTCAAATTTGATGCAACAATATGATATTATTCAAAAAGAGATATTGGATTTGGAAAATCAGATATTAAACAGTCGTCAAACTCAAGCCAAAAAGAGTGATATTTTGACATTCAAGTTTATTGCAGATGGATTGGGATTGGATTTGGACCGAACAGTGCGTTATTTTATTTTGGTATTAATCTTTGTTTTTGATCCTATGGCATTGTCATTGGTTCTTTTATATCAATATTTGGAAAAAACTAAGCTAAATATTGGTGAAACCTTTGTTGAACCTAAAATTATTGAAAAACACCATATTGTTGAAAAACCCAAGATTATAGAAAAAGAAAAGGTGATATACAAGGAACAACAACAAAGAGGAATGGGAATGTAATATGGCCAACGATACTTTCGCAACATTTCAGCAAATAAGTGGTCTAGGAGCTACAGATTTCCTTGTTGGTTATAGAAATATAAGTGAAACAAGGATAGGTTATAATGACTTAACCACCACTTTGGCATCAGGATTAACCAGCTTTTCAGCAGGAACATACACCACAGTTAATGCAAATAGTGCAAGCTGGCAAGGCGGAAACAGTGCTTATACAAGTCTTAATGCAAATAGTTCCAAATATGAGTCAGCATATACTAACTTAAACAGCAATAGTGCTTTATATGGATTTATATCCGCAGTCTTATTCAGCTAAATATATAAATAATATAAGAAATGAAATCTGTTTTAACAACAAATCCGGTTTTTGCACCCAGCACAAAAACACTTAGTTTCTCTGCAGTTCCTAATTTTACAAATAATAGGTTGATGGTTGTTGTAAACCAAACAACAAACAATATTCTTTATGCAGAAAGCATATCCGGATTGGGTGGTACATGGGATGCGAATGGAAAAACTTTAACACTTCAATTGGATACAACAACAGGAGGTTATAATTCTGCGGATCAACTTCAAGTAATTTACGATACACCTACCATGGCAATTGTTCCTCAAGAGGAATATTTTGATCCAGTTAATAAAAGCAGATTTAGCCAACCACAATCTTTGATTGATACCGATTTTGAATATGGGTTACAAAGCACCAAATGGGAATTTGTTCAACTTCTGAATAATAAACCAACAGTTTTTTATGATTCAACAACTCCGTTTATTATACCAAACAATACTTGGTCACTTTCCGCAAACGGTTCAAGGTCTGTATCGTTAACAGGTCAACCCGTTTTTGGTGGTTTTTTTGATAGAAGCATTCCTACAGGAGGAGTATCATACGGAACAAATAATTATCCTGTTGTAATTTATGTTCAGGATGCCACAGATTATAATGCAAACGGTTTTTATCTATCTGAATATTATACGGTAGGACCTGGATATACATCGGCATACAAATATACAGTTAAAAATTCAATAGCACCTGGAACGATTTATGATTACACAAAAACTTTAACATTCCCTTGTAGTTTTTATTCTGGCGCTTCTATTCCGGTGAATACTGGAAATAGCACAGCTTTTACTTTTAATGCAGGTGCAGCACCGGCAGATCCTCGTATAATCACTTGTACTACAGTTTCAGCACATAATTTGTATGTTGGCGATTTAATTTTCGTTTCAAATGTTTATTGCTCAACTTCACCTGGACCATCTGGTTCTCACGTTGTATTAACAACACCAAATACTAGATCATTCACATTTAGTGCAAATGATACGCCTACAGTTGCAATAGGAACAGGCACCGCAGTTACAACTTCACCAGCAAATTGCGTGTATCCTCGTCCTGCAGGGTTCTCTCTTCATCGTGCATATGATGGTGGAATACAATTTTCAAATGGAGCTTATACACCGAATGCACAACACATTCGTCAAACCCGTAGATATTTCCGTTATCAATCCGGAAAAGGAATTCAATTCAGCACAGGAACCCTTTTAAAGCCCAATTTCAATTTGGATCAAGTCACATATTCAGGTGGCGTGGTAACTGTGAATACAAAAAATCTTCACGGAATGGTTCCAGGATCACAAATTTATCTTTCTGGTGCTGCTCAATCCGATTATAATGGAATATTCACAGTTGCTTCGGTTCCGAATGATCTTTCATTTACATATACTATTGCTGGAACACCAACTTCTCCTGCTTCAGCATCCGGAAATAATTTTATAATTGCAGGAGCAAATTCTTGGTATAATGGAACTGTTCGTGTTGGAATGTTTGATAGTCAAAACGGTGCATTTTTTGAATTTGACGGACAAAATCTTTATGTTGTTCGTAGAAACAGTACATATCAAATTCAAGGAAATGTAAGCGTATTAAGCGGACAAAATATTGTTACCGGAACAAATACAAGATTTGCTGATCAATTGAAGTTCGGAGATTTTATTGTAATAAAAGGAAGCAGCTATCGCGTAACAAGCATTGTAAGTCAAACGCAATTATTGATTAGTCCTGAATACAGAGGTCCTTCAATTGTATCTCCATCGTTTGCGGTTGTTAGTAAAACTATAGATACTAAAGTTCCTCAAAGTGCTTGGAACATTGATAAATTTAACGGAACAGGTTCAAGTGGTTATACTGTTGACTTATCAAAAATGCAGATGCTTTATATTGACTACTCATGGTATGGAGCAGGATTCATAAGATGGGGAATGAGATCTGCAAATGGAAATGTCAGTTATTGCCATAAAATGGTTAATAACAATGTTAATACCGAGGCATATTTCCGTTCTGGAAATTTACCGGCCCGATATGAAGTAAATTCTTTCCTTAATTCAACATCATTGGCTTCTACACTTGCCAGTTCTGAAACAACCACAATGAATGTTGCCGATGCTAGCATTTTCCCATCAACAGGATTATTGCGTGTAACAGATGCTACAACATTCCCAAGTGGATCCGCTGCAATTGAATATATTGCATACACAGGAAAAACGGCCACAACATTCACAGGACTAACCAGAGCACAAGCTGGAGGAACTGTAGCAACCACATTCACATATTCACCAACAGCTCCTGTTGTAATAGAACTTGCAGCTCTTAACAATACAACCCCTGCAATTTCAGGAACACCCGCAGCTGTAATCAGTCATTGGGGAAGCAGTGTTATCATGGATGGAAGATTTGATAATGATTTGTCCTATTCCTTTAATGCTGGAAATACAGCCCCAACAAACATCGCCCCTGGAATAAGAAATGCTATTATGAGTTTGCGTCTTGCCCCTAGTGTTGACAGTGGAAGAACTGGTGCATTGGGAGTTAAAGAAGTGATCAACAGAATGCAATTGAAACTTCAATCCATGGATATTAGTTTGCCTGTCTTTAATAATGTATCCAATAATCCAATTGCCCGTGTTGAACTTAATTTGAATGGAAAACTGTTAACTCCTGCAGGACCTGTCAATTATCCTTGGCAGTCCATTGGAGGATCAAGCCTTGCACAAATCAGTTATTATACAGGAACTGCTGCTGTTTCAGTAGTCGGTGGTGAATCAATTTATGGATTTTTTGCAGCAGGTCCCAGACAGGTTGAGGATCTTACAGTTGTAAGAGATTTGGGTAACAGTATTTTGGGAGGTGGAATAAGCAATTTTGTTTCATCCTCTGCACAAGACGTATATCCAGACGGTCCTGACGTGTTACACGTATTAGTAACACCACTTTCCAGTGGTCTTAATCCTTCTTTAACAATCCCTGTACAATCCCGGTTATCTTGGTCTGAAGCTCAAGCATAAAGTTTTTAAATTGAACCAATTGGTAAAATTAGACATTATTTCCAAACTATCCAACGGGATAGTACATGCAGATTTGTATATTGAAGGAAACAATGTGGGCAGATTGTTTTTAAACAAGGAAGAAAAACAAATTCTAGAAAAAACTTTTGGTATAGGGGAAAAATTTTTGGAAGACTTGGAATAATTTATATATAAACCATTATCCCTGCTGATTCAGTTTCCTCGAAATAAACACTCTGATTGCCATATTTGCTGAACATCTTTTGAAATTTTTCAATAAATGCATGTTCACATACCAATAGAACGGTATCATTCTCATCATCATACCCAACATATAGTGCATCAGAAAGATGCTTGTTGTTTTCTGTCAGTATTTTTGCAACCGATTCCATAATAGTATTTAGATAACTTTTGGTGGTGTTTGTTGAAAATATATTTTATATGTTATAATTCAGCATGCGTTTAAGTTGGGATAAATATGCTCTGAATCTTGCAATCGAAGCAAGCAAAAGAAGTGAGGATCCTCACAAAAAAGTAGGAGCATGTGCTCTTTCATTCGATAATCGTGTTCTGGGTGTGGCATACAATGGTCTTGCATCCGGAAAAAATGTGGATGAAAATTTTTGGAATGATCGGGATGAACGAAGAAAATACATGATACATGCCGAAACAAATCTTCTTAGTCTTTTTGAACGGGGTGAATGCCGATTAATAGCCAGCACACTTTTACCCTGCAATTATTGTGCCCGTATGATATGTGCATGGGGTGTTCCAGAAGTGATATATGGTGAGGATTATATAACTGATCCAGAAGGTTTGGAGATATTTGATTTTTACGGAGTTAAAGTCCGTAAAATTATTTGATCTTGTTTTGTAAGCAAACAACTGCCATCAATGCTCGTATGGCAGCACCTTTGGCATGATCAAGGGCGGTTTCGTTGCTGCAATCTTTGTCCAAATTCTCTACCAGCATCAACGAGTTTGTTGCATGCCTGATGGAGCGTGTCAGGTGCCATTTGTATCCCTCTGCATACCACTCCCCAGAATAATGCTTTTCTGAATCCAGGCATGCGGTCATTACATGCTTTACCAAGGAGTAAGCGAGTTTTGAGACTTGTTCTGTTGAAGGTGCCGATTTTGCAACCTTTAAATTTTTTGATGTTTTTGGTATACGATGTGCCATGTGCCATTGAATTTAAATTATCTTATGTTATAAACGATGGATGTCAATTTCTTGTCCAATTATTTTTGATGCAGAGAAACATTCATATACAAGAATATCAGATGGTCAGTTGTTTAAAAGTGTAACAACTTTTATTGGAGAATTTAAACCAAAAACTGATTTTGAGAAAATAGCAGAACGCATAGCTTTGCGACGAGGAGTTGTAAAACAGGAAGTTTTGAATGAATGGGAAGAAATTAAAAACAAAGGAACAAGTTTCGGAACCCGTATTCATAACAACATCCAAAATCATTTGGAAGGAAAAGAATGTGATGACAGCCTGAAACCTTTTGTGAAAAAAATGAACCTGGATCATCGGCTTCAGGATAAAAAAGTATTGAGTGAAACCATGATTTATGACATGGATCATCATATTGCAGGAACAGCAGATCTTATTGCAGAATATATCGATAATAATTTCTTTGAAGTGATTGATTATAAAACAAACAAAAAGTTTTCATATTCAACAAGTCAGTGGGAAAGCAGTCATTTCATGGATCCTATTAGTCATTTGCCTTGCAACGAATATTTCACATATGCTCTTCAGTTGAGTTTGTATGCTCATATATTTTCCAAAATGACCGGAAAGAAACCTAGTCGTTTAACAGTGTATTGGCTCAAAAGAAAAAATATAAAAAATTATGAAAGCTTTGAAGGAATTTGGAAAAAAATAGGCATGCCATTTCTTGAAGATGAGGTCATTTCTTTGCTAAATACTATTGATGGCAAAGAGATTCAAAATTAAAAAAATATTCTTAAGGGGTTTTCTTTACATAAGCATAGCATCTCTGACAGCCCTTATGTCAGATCTGAGCGGTTTTAAGCAATTTAATGAAATAAGCCCGGTAATATATGCACAAATAATTATAAACTTTTTTTTACAAGGATTTATAGCATGGCGGGCATTTATTGATCAAACCATCAGTGATGTTAAAAGAGATGAAGAACCTAAAGTTGATTTGCCTAAAATAAGCGATAAGTAACAATATGCCCACAAACATAGTAACAGCAGTGCTTACGGCCATAACCCAAGTATTCAGTGCAATCAATAATTTGTTTAATGCCAAGAACACTCCAGAAATGAAGGATCGGCAGGAAAAACAAAAAGAAGTGGATTACACAAGCAAAACAGAAAAAGCCATAAAGGAAAAGGATGTTAAAGAAATTCGCAATCTTCTCTCTGAGTAGTCTTTTGATTGCAGGGTGTAGCACTGTGACACCTGATAAGATCAAAGATGAAGTGGCCAGTTATGATGCCAGTACACCCACAGGTTATGATGTGCAAAATAGCGGTTTTATCGGGTTTACTGATGATGGTAAAGGAATATTAACCGCCTTTGGTGTTTTGCGATACAATACCCTTGTCAAAGCATATCACGTTAAATTCAAGAGTTATAAAGGTGTGGAATTGAAAGAAAATGATGGTGTCACAGAATTTAGTGATAAAAAAGGAAACAAGCTGTATATCATGGATCCTCAATACTTGGTGTATTATGCAATTCTTAACAGTTGGCGTAAAGAAGGTAAACCTGCCGATAGCATTGTTGATAAGGTAATTGATAAGGTTAATTGACCTTATTTTAGTTTAAAAAGATTAAATAATATTAATGAAAAGCTTCAAGGATTTATTTACAAAATATTTAACAGAGCAACCTGCTCCGGCAGCACCTCCTACTGAAAAGCCGGATGTGAAGCCTGATACTGAAAAGCCCAGCACCGAACCCAAATCTCCGCCTCGTCGCAACCCTCTTGAACCTCGTCCTGGTTTTCAACCTCGTCCAAAAGGTCTTGTTCCAAAAGGAAGCGAAGAAGAGGAAGAAGCTGAAGAAAAGAAACGCAATCCTGACGTTAATCTGTTTTTCAAATATCGCAAAAACCTATCCTGATAATGAAAAACTTCCGGGAAGCAATTGAAACAGGTGAACAACCTGATCTGATCGATCCAGAGAAACGCAAACAGCTTGAAGCTGGAACCGAAGAGATTCTGGGTGTGCTTCCGGAAAAAGCACAGGATTATTATGAATTGATTGTTTCAGATGCTTATCAGAAATTGCTAGAGAGAATACAGCATTATACCAAAGCTCCGGTAACACAACAAAATTTTCCTCAATTGGTATCCAAGGTTTTTGCTGCATTCAATAAAATCAGTGAAGTGGAAAGTGCAAACAAAGCCAAGTTGGAAAAGATGGCTGTTCAAGTTGTGCTGGATCTTCCTGAATTTGAATTTGTTAAAAAGCTGGTGGATTCTAACCGTCTCAAGATTGTTGCCAAACTGGGAACACCTGATCTCAAAAATGCAGTCACACAATCTGAACAAGAAGCCCAAGACAAACTGCTTCCAGATGTGGAAGGACTTTCTGATTTGGAAGAACTGAATCAAATTGTGGCAGAAAATCTTTTTGATGATACTGAAACCAAATTGCGTCGTCGTTTGGCCAACACACTTATGCAGGGAAATGCTGTCAGCAAACTTTATCTTTTTAATCTTGTTAAAAATCAACTGGACGAAATGGACAAAAGTTTAATTTACAATTATGGATTAATAACAACTGTTGCTCAATTGTTTTATTTTGTTGCACCTCCAATTGAAAATTTCAGCTTGCCCATGATTGAAGCTGCTGCCCAAGGAAGTGAAGAAGTTGTTCCAGAAGGTGACATTTATACAATCAAAGCATTAGCCAAAACATTTCCTTATTTGGTTCATGAGATTGTTAAAGGAATTTATGAATATTTGGCAATTGATCCGGACAAGAGTGTTCCAGAAGCTGCAGTGGAACGTAAACTCAAGAAGGATGTGATTGAACAGGAAGTTACAGATACGATTGCTGGACCTGAACTTTGGAACAAAATATTTGAATTGGTAGGCACTGAAGATCAAAAGTATATTCCTTTTGTGTATCAAAGCGTTCTTGCCCTTCCTATTGAAGATATCAAAAAGGTATTCAAAGGAGATAAAGAAGGAGAACGTATTGTTCAGGGATTAATTCTTAAATCCAAAAAAACAGCTTCTGATGCGGAACAAGACTAAATATATTATAAGAAATGAACAACGACAGCAAACTTATTTTTGAAGCTTATATCAGCAAAAAGCTGGCAGTATCGGATTTTGAAAAGAATCTGAACGTTAATTTTGCTAAAATCCCAGTTGGTCTTCAAAAGTTTTATCGCAGTTTTGCAAAATATCTTCCAGATGAAATTCCTGGAGCAGAATCTTTGGGTGATATTGTTCGCTCCCTTCAGAATTATAGGGAAGATTCTCAAAACAAACAACTTCCAGATGTTCCTGCCGGAAAGCAAGAAAAAGCCATACTGGATGATCTTGTAGCTTTTGGCATATTAACCAAAAAAGGCGAAGCCGCTCCTGAAACTGAAGAACCCAAGGAAGTAGAAACTCTAGACAGCGATGAAGATACTGGTGAAGATGAGATTGATGTGTCCAAAGAGCTGGGTTATAATCCTGGCGAAATTCAGTAATTAATAATTTAATTTATATTAATAAAAGCTTTGTCTTTCATTTTAAATTCAAAATCAATATCAATATCATCCAGTCCGTAGGTATCAGGAAGTTGTTTCACATAATCAGCATGAGCCCGAGGATTTTTGCCTTCCCTGCTTTCGCTATAATGAAATAAAGGACGATATCCCCGCCAAGTGTCCTTGCACAAACCAAATGCATCTTTTTCAATCATGTCATCCGGATGGCATTTGTGATGCAGATAATCAAACGTCAAAGGCATTTGAAACACAGGATAAAGATGACGGGTAAGTTTGCGTACACTCCAGCATTTGCCTTTATCATCATTTTCCACAACCAATCGTTTACGAGCATCCTCTGTTAATGATCCTAGATTATCCACAAACCGTTTAGCAATATCATCAAAGTTGCCCCTACTGTTGTTGATGTGAATGTTGATGGGGCTGTTGTAATCCAAAGGACAACCCAATTGGGTAAGAAACCAACCAGTGAAGTTCAGTTCATTAATGGTGCGATTCAATGCATCTTTGTTCTCGGTGGCTAACACATTAAATTCACTGGGATGGGATGATAAGCGAACAGGATGCTCTTTTAGATAATCCCGAATAAGCAGAATGATATCAGATATTTCCATATAATTAGGCAAATCTTCCAATCGTATTTTGGCTTTGTCATATGTGATAAGCGGAAACAAATCACTGCTCAGACGATAAGTGTAATTGTTTTGATAACAGAATTTGATGGCTTCACCTGTCACCATCATATTGTTAAGAATGCGATTACCCAGATCTTGCAAACCATCTTTGCGGTTCATGCTGCTGAACTTTTTATAAGTCATGGTTTTGAACTTTTTAGGTTCAACCATATCCTGCAAGCTAAGAACAATACAACAAATGCCTCGACGCATTCTTTTGTTATACAGACAATGAATGTTGTGTCAATTAAATTCCAATACCCCTGCGGTGCAACAATTCTATTTGAGGTTTAAAGTTGGCAATTCGTATTTTATCATAATCATCTTTGGGCTTGGGCTTTTCTTTCTTATTCCTTAATTCTTGTATAAATTTATTCATTTCATGTTTTGTGTCAAAAACATACCGCCTGCCTTTGTCATCGTGATAGACATAACCAATACCCATAATGAAATCTGCTTTATTTTTAATCATTTTATTTTTATAACAATTGATACAAATTTTTCAGCAATTTCTTCAATTTTTAGCAATAAACCCCATAACCATGCTTGTACCATTTTATTATTTATAAAAATGTTGCTTATGTAAACCATATTGCTATAAAAGAAGCATGACCGAAGAAAAGAAATATACAATTTCCATCATTAATGGATCTCTTGGAGGTCGTACCGGAAACACTCATAATCTCATAAAGAAATTACGTAAAACCATTAATAAAATCGATCCAGAAATAAAAGTACGGGTTATTCATCTTACACCCAGTTTTAATTGGCCCCTTGTGAGAAAATATATAAGAACCAGCGATGCTTTTGTTTTTTGCACCGGAACATATTGGCAAAGCTGGGGAAGTCCCATGCAACATCTTTTTGAAAAAATGACAGAACTTGAAGGAAAGAAACATCTTTTGGGTAAACCTGTTGGAGCAATTTCAACTATGCATTCAGTTGGAGGGCAGGAAGTTGTTAGTCGAATGCAAGGTGTTCTTTGCAGTTTGGGTTGTGTAATTCCTCCTTTCTGTGGTTTTGCATACAGTTATGCAGATCATGTGGCTCATCGTAGCCGATATCATGGGAAAAAACTGATGGATGATGTATGGCATTTGGAAGATATTTGTGCATTAATTAATAATGTTATTGAAAGTATGAAAGGAACGAATAAATGGAAAGTATGGGATTTCCTAGATACACAAACTTTTGATCCAACAAGCATATGGCTAAAATGACATTTATTGTAACAGGAGGAGCAGGATTCATTGGCCGACATCTGGTCAAGAATCTGCGCAACAGGTATCCAGATTCTCATATTATTGTTTTGGACAAGCTTGGAATAGGGTCTGACAAAAAAAGTCTTAGATCCTATGATGTTGAATTTATTGAACTGGATCTATCCGATAGAAAATGGCTAGGTGTGTTTTGTGCTACTGTTTCTGAACCGATAGATTGTGTGTTTCATCTTGCAGCTGAAAGTCATGTGGATCGAAGCATCACTTCTCCTAATGGTTTTGTAGATTCAAATGTAACAGGTACATTCAATATTCTTTTTGGTCTTCAAAACAAATATAAAAAGTTTATGCATGTCAGCACTGATGAGGTGTACGGATCGTTGAATATTGATTCAGATCCAAGCAAGGAAACAGACCATCTCAAACCTAGTAGCATATACAGCTCGACGAAGGCAAGTTCAGATCTTATTGTTCTGGCTTCTTATCACACCAACAAATTTCCAGTGATAGTTACTCGGTGTTGCAACAACTATGGGCCTGGACAACATTCTGAAAAATTCATACCGGTTGTTTTAAACAGTGCTTTGAATGACAGAAACATACCGGTTTATGGTAATGGAATGAATGTGAGGGAATGGATATATGTGGATGATCATGCCAATGCCATTATTGATCTCAGTGAAAAGGGTAAAATTGGAGAAATATATAATATTGGTTCTGCCTATAGATTAGATAACATTTCTTTGGCTAAACATATTTTAAAAATATTAAACAAACCAGAAAGTCTTATCAGTTTTGTAACTGATCGTCTTGGACATGATATTTGTTATAAATTGGATAGTGCAAAAACAAGAAGCACAGTTAATTTGCCAAAATATGACGAACAAAGATTTTTACAATTTTTGAAACAAACAGTTGAAAATCATATTTTATCTGTAAGTAAGCAAAAAGGAGAAATACCATGGGAATGTTTGATAACATCAAAGTAGAAACCAAATTACCTACCAATAAATTGATTCAAAAATTTCTTGGAAAGGATTTTGATTTGACAGGATTTGAATATCAAACCAAGGATTTGGACAATGCACTTCTTACCTATACAATTAAAAAGAACGGAGATTTGTTTGTGGAACGTATTGAATACCGGGACAGCACTCCTGAAGAAAAAAAGCAGGATATTAAAACATATGGTAAACAATTCGGATCTTTTCGATTAAAAGTAAACAGCAGAATATGGGAAAAAACAAATCATACGGGTGATGTGGAGTTTTATGCTTATGAAAAAGCAAAGCAAGATGGCCGATATTACACAATTGATTATAAAGCCCATGTGGTCAAAGGAAAAGTTAAAAGCATAAAATTGGTAAATGCTGAACGAGAAGATGATACGACTTACTCTGAAAGATTAATGGTGGAACATAAGTGGGCAGAAGAAATGCGACTTCATAGCGAAAAGGTAAGCAAACTATCTTATAAAATCTTGAATAATGTTTATAATAAGCCTGTAAAATTAGCTTTAAGATTGGCCCATAAATATAGCCAAAGAATTCCCAGTTTATTGTTTAAACTGGAACAAAAGATTTTATATTAAATCTTAAAGTGAATCTAAAGAAAGAAAAGATTCTGGAACGAATTACCAAGCTTGAAAAAGAAGTGGAAGAGCTGAAAGATGTTGTGAAACTTTTATATTATATCGGTCAACCCAATAAATTTACAAAAATAGACTGCAAAGGTATAATTTTGAAGAAAAAGTGAGTAAATATGTATATAAGCAATCAAAGTGGCGGTGCTGGTGTGATAGGTGGAATTTCAGAAATGATTAAAAACTCTGATTTATATAAAAGATTCTCAGAAGAAAGGGAAGAGATTTTAAAAAATAAATGGTATATGAGTGAACGGGAAGGAAGGGATGTAGGGTTTGAACGGGCTCTTTTGGATTGGGTTTGTAATCATAGGACTAAGTGGATAGATAGATTGACAAAATAATAGTTCTGGTATCCTGTAGGAATGAAGGTTACAACAGAACAACTTGAGACAATATATTTTGGGTTAGGTATTGCCCAAGCATGGCAAGATCAAAAAATTGAAAATGGGGATGGCAGTTGCATACCCAAGAGTTATCTATGTGAAGTACAGGTAATAATTCTTGATGAGATTAATCGCAGAAAAAACAAATCAGATATTTTCAGGATCCGCCGAATAATGAATCTTCTTAATTTCTTTAGATAAATTCTCCTGGAAGAATTGAATCATTTTTTCCTTGTTCTCTAATTCAATGACAGTGTGATTGTGAATAATTTTATACATTTTAACCTTATCCAGCACATCCCATTTGTTGCTGTAAATGATGTCACAGCCTGATTTCTCAATCGCATAATTAAGAAGAGTAAGATTCAGCCAATTCACCTTGCGCTTGCGGTTCGTGGTTGTTCCATATTCATGGCCAATTTCAATGATTTTGCTGAACATTGGATCTTTGACTGAATCTTCCGGGAATCTTGGATCCAAACCACTCTTGGTATCATATGCCTTACAAACGCCTATGATATCCCGGATCTTGCGAGGCGAAAATCCAAGACTACAAGCAGCATAAGGAAGGGTTTCACTGCTGGTAACATAAGGATAAACACCAAAGTTAATGTCTAGCCAGAATGATTGGGCACCTTCACAAAGAACGTTCCCTTTCAATTCACCATCCCAGATATATTTTGCATCAATTGCATCTTTGGCAAGAGTTCCACAACGAAGCATTTTATCAGAATAACATGGAGCAATACCTTTACCGGTTGTTCCAAGCTTTTCCTTTAAATGTTTGTTGTCATATTCAATATGCTTGTCTGTGATAACATGGGCATTTGGTGCAATCTTGATGAGATGTGTATCCACACCCACATCTTTAAGATATTCGATTTCCTTGTAAAATGATTCAGGATGCACAATACAGTTGGGACCAATAATACATTTCTTTTCATTGAAAATACCAGAAGGTACAAGATGGGTTTTATACATTTTACCATCTTTGTAAATGGTGTGACCTGCATTGCTTCCTCCGTTCCATCTGCAGACATAATCATAATTCTTTGAGAGATTGTAAGTTATCTTTCCTTTACCTTCATCTCCCCAACAAAGTCCAAATACTATGTCTACGTGTTTAATCATGATTTATCTTATCATTCTTTTTATTAATTCAATCTGTTGACAAAATAAAACATTTTGATACTATCCTTTCATGTTTATGAAAGGTCAACAGGTTGTATGCATAAACGATGCTTTTGAAGCTTGGGTTTATAAATTGTATGCTCAGTTGCCTAAAAAGGATATCACATATACTGTTCGAGATGTTTATATTGGAAAGGAAGATCTTAAAGACAAAGACGGAGGAAGCGTGGGTATTATTTTGAATGAAGTAAAAAATCCAATTGATCCCACCTGTAAAAGTGGACCCCAGGAACTGGGTTTCAACAGTGAACGATTTGCTCCTCTTGAAGAGGTGGAATTTGAAAATGTGAATGAAGAAGAACTTGTGGAAGCATTATGAAACAAGAATTACAAGACAAACTGTTTAAAGATTTTCCCAAGTTGTTTGCTCAAAAGGATGCAGACATGAAAGTGACCTGCAAGACAAACTTTTTAAATATATTTTTTAACCCAAGGTAACCAAGTATTATCAAGCCAATTAGTATACTCCTTGTTTTGATCCAACTTACTGCTTGTTGCACCTGGAATTGGTTTTAGTCTCTCATCCATAGCCTTAATTACAATTTTTAATTTTTCTGGATCTTTAACATATTGTTGTATCATTCCTCTTGCTTCTTCTTGTCTTCCTTGAGAAGATAGCATGGCTGCTCTTTTGATAGCAGCATCTTGGGCTCCAGTTCCAATAGATGCAATTGCACCTTGAAGAGAAGTTGCAATCTGTTGCTTTGTAGGAGCTTGCTCTAATATACTATTAACATATCTATCAAATTTATTCATTTGATTATTTATTCAAATAAGGTATAATAATTTAATATGAGATATGCAATAACTAAAACTTATGATGCAGATATAGATATAGATAACCCATACATAAACAAAGTACCTAGTTTTAATGTTATTGATTTAAAAAACGATCTTCAGGTTATGGACACATTTTATACCCAAGAGGCTGCTGAGAGATATATGAGAGATGTTATTGATGAAACAAGAACTAGAGCAAAAACTGTATAGCGACTTTCCCAAGTTGTTTGCACAAAAAGATGAAGACATGAGTGTGACCTGCATGTGTTGGGGCATTGAATGTCCGGATGAATGGTTTGATGTGATATATGCTGCTTGTCAATGTATTCAAACCATGACTGACAATAATAAACATATTTCTGACAAATACCCTCAAGTGGAATTTACTCAGGTGAAAGAAAAGTTTGGTTTGCTGTGTATGTATAATAATGTAAACTCTGGTTATGTTAATGGTGTGATTGACATGGCAAATACTATGATCAACCATATCCATGTTAAAAGGAGAAAAAAACTATGAGAACATGGAGTGCAACATTTCTGGCTTGTTTTGTCATGGGACTTTTTGCTTATGTGACTTTCATTAAAGAAAATCCTGTAAGCGGTTGGTGGTGGGCATTGGCAGTATTTTTTCTTATTCAAATCATATTACATGATGCAGTAGAGGATTATAACGATGAGGATACGGATGAAGAAGATTCTGGAAATTCTGAAACCAAATAATATAAACAAACCAGAATTAAACCTTCAAACCGTTCTTTGCAAACGGGCAACTGATTATTTGCCGTGGGGAAAGGTGAAACGTTGGGAAAACGAAAAAGAAGATTATCCTGATTGCAGTTGTGGATGCAAACATTTCAGACCTTTATATAATATAAAAACACAGATTGACTGCGATTATGGAGTTTGTACCAATATCAAATCTGCCCGTTGCGGATTATTGACTTTTGAGCATCAAGCCGGTAAAGATTGTTTTGAAAAGCAATAGTTAGTTTTCCAAAATATCATCCACACCATCTTTATCCCTGTCGTGATATTCACTAGGATCCCTGACAAACACTTGTTTGGCTTGTAAAAATTCCTCAGTTTCCTGAACCTCTTTGTTGTAATAAACATCAAGATTTTCATTGTCTTTTGAAAAAAGAAACTTACAAACAGCCAAAAATACACATCCAAGTATTCCAATACCGATTAAAAAGTATTCCCAGCCCATATTAATATTTATATTATTTCTTGCTGTAACTGCTGATACCACCAATACCACCCAATTTCTTTAAAGCTGCAGCTGCCACCGTTCCTTTGGGTTGAACACCATGTATCAATAATGCAAATGGTTCATTGTTTTCATATGCCATATGATCATCATGATCAACCACCAAACCTTTTTCCCGACCAAGCTTTTCCTGCCAATATTTGGGCAATACATAATTTTCAGCTTCTTCATTACTGAATACAACTACTGAATATTTTAAATTATTATCCATGATCAATTTGTCATGTTTGCTTCCCAAAGATGCTGTCAGGATAAGATTGTTTGGTATTTGATCTTTTAAAGCAACCCAATAAGGAATGCTTTTGGTATAAGCATAAAATTTTATATTGGGCATGCGCTCCGCCACTTTGATCCAAGCTTGCAGATATTGCAGGTTAAAAAAGTCTCCACTGCTATGAATACGGAAAATCTTTTCCCGCATAGGTATTTTAGCTTGAATAGAATCTACGATCAAATCTGCCATTTCATCCGATGTTTTTTTGGAAAGAATCAGATCAAAATTATTATGGCGTTGATTTCTTGTGTTAGAATAAACAGCTTCTTGTGAAGCGGCATAGCAACGATACTCATCTTCACCTTTTTCACCTTCTTTGATTTTACCTGTTTCCCGATCTGCTTTGCTCAAGCATTTGTCAGCAAATGGACAAGTATAACCAGCCGGAAGATTCAGGTTATAAAACGGTATTTTGCTATTCGGTTTAGAAATGCTGAGTAGTGTACAATCGTTCTCAGACGAGAATGTATCCTCATTAATAGCCAAATAATTTTTATATAATAATTGTTCGAACCTCACCTTATTATTTAGTTATTTTGTAAATAATTAATAATGAAAAAGTTTTTGTTAATAATAGGTTTTGCATGCTTATGTCATGCTGAACCAGACAATCTTTACTCATGGAAAGTGATAAAAGCCGTGGATGGCGATACTGTGGAAGTGCAGGTAGACTTTTTACCAGTTGAACTGAGTAATCATTTATATATCAGGGTATATGGTGTGGATACACCTGAAAAAGGATGGAGGGCGCAAGACGATCATGAAAGAAAGATGGGAGAACAGGCCAGTTCTTTCACAAAGAATCTTTTGCAAAATGCCAAAGATATTAAAATTAAAGTGTTATCCTGGGACAAGTATGGAGGAAGATTGCTGGGCGATGTTATAATGGACGGTAAAAGTCTTCGACAACTACTATTGGAAAACAAATATGCCCGGGAATATTACGGCGACAAAAAACAAAACTGGGATGATTATGACAACAATAAATGAACCGTTATCATCATTTGATAATGATGAATATGCTGAAGATCTGAACGATTATTTTGGCGATAATCCTTATAAGAAATTATATAAGGATATCAGTTAACATATCCACCCACCCGTAAATCCTGGGAATCTTCAATCATTCCCGGACCCATTCTTTTTTTGGAATTAGCGGTTGTAGAACAGCCAGCCAATGCAAAAGTCAAAGCCAGCACCATCCATCTCATTTTTGAATTTGAGAACCAGGAGGCGCATAAGCTTCCACAGGAAGATTTTCTCCGATATAGCCAATTTGCATTTCTGTTTTGGTTTTGGAATCTATCCCAAAGATTTCCCAACCACCATCTTTGTGTTTTTTTACCTTAAATGTTTCACTCATGATTCTTTTATAAACTATTAAGATATAATGTCAATAGCCTTGAAACATGAATAAAATATATAAATAACCAAGTGGATCATATCAAGGTAGTTTTAGATAAACGAATACCCATTAATCTTATACAAGATGTTAATGGTCAAAATGTTATATTTTGTAAAAGCTTTAGAGATGAACTGTTTGAAACAGGCAATTTTAGCACAAAGGATAAAGATTTTGTACATAAATACGTAACTGAAAATAATAAAAAATATATTATTACGGATGTTACTACTCCGGATGGTCAAACATACAAAAATGTAAAGTTTCAGGTAATTTTAAATGAAAAAGGAGAAACTCCATTTTCAACCTTTAATCCAAAAGGTGAAACATCTGTTGCGGATTCATTCAAGCTTCCTGAAAAGAAACAACTGATAGTTGAAACCAGTAAAGCACAGGTCAAACCTGCAAAACCCTTGGATGTTTCTGAAAGCATAAACAAAATAAAACAGGATCAGGAATATATCCGGAAAGCAAAACAACTTGAGCAGAGTCTGATTGAGGAAAAAGCAAGACTTGTTAAGGAAAGAAAAGAGCTGGAAGAACAAAAACAGATTGTAAAAAATGAAAGAATCATAGAAGAGAAGATTAATGATTATAAGCAAAGTCTTCTTCAAGAATTTTTAAATGTTTCAGAAAAACAAGAAAACACAATCAAAGAAAAGCTTAGTATAAATCTAAAGAATTTTGAAAATGAATTGGATGCGCAAAAACAAATTCATGGTAAGGATATCAAAATAGTATTGGAAGATTTTAACAGAAAAAATCTTGAAAAATTACAAAAAATTCTGGATACAAATTTAAAAACCAAACAAGATATAATTGACGAAAAAATTCAAGATTACAACGATTCTATACAAAGTGTATTTGTTGAACAAACAAACGAAATTAAAAAAGACTTCAATACAAAAATTAAAAATATAGAAAATGATAGCATTGAAAAACTAAAAATTTTTATTGAAGAACGAATTGATGAACGCAAGACTGAATTGATTGAGTTATTAGAAAACAAAGGAGAGGACTTTGTATCCAAAATTGTTGACAAATCTGATGAACTTAAAAAATTGTTTGATGAGAAGTTTGTTTTGGATCTACAACAATATAAAGAAAAACTGATTCAAGAAATAAACAGCACCAATGAAAATATTGTAAATGAATATTTGGAAAAAAAGAAAACAGATGTTGGTGATGAAATCAACAAATTCATATCCAAAGAAAGATCCTCTCTTCAAAAAGATTTCAATAAAAATGTACAGGATTTAAAGGAATTACTGGAAAAAACCGTAAGTGAATTGAATGAAAGAACACCTTCTCTTGATGAAAAAATAAAACTTGTTCAGGAAAAATTGGATCAATTGCCCAAGGATGGTCAATTGTTGATGGAGGCAAAGAATGATATTCTTTCTTTAAGCAAAAAATATACAGATTCTCAAGTTAAACGGGTGGCAGAAGACACCATGGGTTATGCCAAACGTATACTGGATCTTGGAGGGGGAGGAGGATCGGTAGCTACTCAATATGCTAATGGCGGTACCATGAACGGAAATCTGAATGTCAATGG